GGTCGCTCGGCGGGAGTGGAAGCGCCTTGCGCCGATATTCGGACGCCTCGGAATACTTACGGAGATCGACGGGGCGTCGTTCGCGGGGTACTGTATCGCCCATTCGACGCTCGTCCGGATCAATCGTGCGCTCAAGGATTGTGGGTACAAGATGCTCGCGGAGAAGCACACGGTCGACGGGGCCGGGAACGAGCATTTGGAGGTGAAGGCCAATCCCCTGATTGTGCAACAGCGCCTCGCGCTCATGGCGATTCGTGGGTTCTGCACCGAGTTCGGCATGAGTCCGTCGAGCCGGGGGAAAATATCCGTACCGGGGGCAGGCGAAGATGGGGCATTCGAAAACCTCCTCGACTGATCCGGGCGTTGCTGCGGCGAAGAAGGCAAGGCAATTCATCGAGGGATTGACGCATACGAAGGGAAGATGGGCTGGCAGTCCGTTTCACCTGTTACCGTGGCAGTGGGACGGGATCATCAAACCGTTGTTTGGTACGTTGAAGGCGGACGGTAAGCGCCAGTATCGGACCTGTTACTGCGAGATCCCTAAAAAGAACGGGAAGACGGAGCTGGCGGCGGCGATCGCCCTGAAGATGTTGTTTGCCGATGGTGAGATGGGCGGAGAGATTTATTCGGCGGCGGCGGATCGTCAGCAGGCTGCGCTGGCGTTCAACGTCGCATCGCAGATGGTGAGAAAGCACCCGATCCTGTCGAAGCGTTGCAAGATCATCGACTCCCAAAAGCGGATCGTGGTGCCGAAGACGGCGAGCGTGTACATCGCGCTATCGTCCGAAGTAGCGACCAAGCACGGGTTCAATGCAAGCGGGATCATCTTCGACGAACTTCACGCGCAACCGAACCGCGAACTGTGGGATGTGCTGACGCTGGGTAGTGGCGATGCGCGGGAGCAGCAGATCGTGTTCGCCATCACGACGGCGGGATACGACCGGCACTCGATCTGCTACGAGCAGCGGTCCTATGCGGAGAAGGTGCGGGACGGGATCATCGAAGATCCTACGTTCCTGCCGGTGATCTACGGGTTGAAGGACGGTGCGAGCTGGGAGGACGAGTCGGAGTGGGCGTTGGCGAACCCGTCACTCGGAGAGATCCTCGACATCGACAAGATCCGGGATGCATACAAGAAGGCGAAGGAAACGCCCGCGTTGGAGAACTCGTTCAGGAGGTTGCGGTTGAACGAGTGGACTACGTCGGATGTGAAGTACATCGACATGCGCGAGTGGGACGCGTGCGAGGAGAAGTTCACGTACGACGAGTTGCGCGGCATGGAGTGCTACGCGCACTTGGATTTGTCGTCCACGACGGACCTCACGGCGTTGTCCCTTGTGTTCCGGTTGTCGGACGGCACATATAGGACGCTTGCGTACTTCTGGGTTCCGCAGGAGAACATCGCGGATCGGGCGCGGCGGGACCGGGTGCCGTACGACCTCTGGTCGCGCGCGGGGTTGATCGAGGCGACGCCGGGGAACGTGATCGACTACCAGGCGATCATCCGTAGGTTCGATCAGGTGGCGAAGGACTTCGACATCGTGGAGATCGGGTTCGATCCGTGGAACGCGAAGATGCTGATGCAGGAGATCGAGCGGGCGGGATTCTCGCGGGACAAAATGGTGGAGATCCGCCAAGGCGTCGTGACGTTCAACGAGCCGACGCATCTGCTGCATACGCTGGTGAAGGAAGGCAAGATCAAGCACGACGGTAATCCCGTGCTGCGGTGGAACATCAGCAACACGATGCTGGAGATCAGCGAGCCGGAGTTGTGGAAACCGTCGAAGAAGAAGAGCACGGAACGGATCGACGGGTGTGTCGCCCTGATCTGCGCGCTGTCCCGTGCGATGGTACATACGGATACGACTTCGGTCTACGAATCGCGTGGCGTTTTGACATTCGGGACAGGGGGCTGATTTGGGCCGATTCGAGAAGATAAAGTCCGCCATCGTCAAGGCCGTTGTTGATATTTCCTCCGCCGTACGGAAGGCGATCGACCTCCGAGATTGCTTCGTCTTCGGCGGCCTCGGCCTCTTGGGGTATGGCCTCTATCTGTTGCGCCCATGGATTGCCTTCACGGTGTGCGGCGCGATCCTTTTGGCAATCGGCATATTCATCGGGCGGGGTAAGGGCTGATGGGTATCATCGGGAAGATCAAGGCGCTCGGCATAACCGATGAAAAAGCATGGGACCGATCACTGTGGAACCTATACGGGTCGCAATCCATATCCGGGGAGATTGTCACCGAACATACGGCTTTAACCTATAGCGCAGTATTCAACGCGATCACATTGATCTCCGGGACGATCGGCGCGTTGCCGTGTCATCTGATGCAGCGCAAGGGGGAGAAGAAGCGCATCGCCGATGATCGCCGCATGTACCGCGTTCTCCACGATGAGTACAACCCGTACATGACGGCGATGGCCGGAAGGGAATGCCTGATTGCTCACGCACTGGCGTGGGGCAACGGTTACGCGGAGAAGGTATTCAACGGGTATGGGGAGTTGATGGAGTTGTGGCCGATCTCCCCGGATCGATGTCGCCCCGAGATGAAGGGCGGAGAGTTGGTATACCGCATCCGCGTAGGGAGTAAGGACATCTACCTCCCACGCGAACGAGTGCTTCATGTTCCTGGCTTGGGGTTCGACGGGTTCGTTGGGTACTCCGTCATATCGATGGCCCGGAAGTCCATCGGTCTCGGGATGGCGTTGGAGACGTTCGGTGCGTTGTACTTCGGTCAGGGGACGCATCCGGGAGTAGTGGTATCGCATCCCGGGAAGTTGTCGGATACGGCGAACAGTCACCTGAAGACTTCGCTCACGGAAGGGTACTCCGGCCTCGGAAAATCTCACCGGCTCCTGCTTCTCGAAGAAGGGATGACGTTGGTGAAGTTGGGGATCCCGCCGGATGATTCGCAGTTTCTTGAATCACGGCAGTTTCAGATCCCGGAGGTGGCGCGGTGGTTCAATGTCCCTCCGCATAAACTGAAGGATCTTACGAAAAGTTCCTTCTCGAATATCGAGTCGGAGCAACAGTCGTTCTACGGCGATACGATCCTTCCGTGGCTCGTGCGGTTGGAACAATGTTTCAACCAGCAATTACTTTCACCGAGCGACAAGGAATATTCCGGGCGCGGGCGGCTGTATTGGAAGCACAATGCGGAAGGCATCCTCCGGGCGGATACGGCGGCGCGGGCGGCGTACTACTCGTCCATGTTCAATATCGGCGCGTTGTCGATCAACGAGATTCGGGCATACGAGGACAAGGACCCGGTCGAGGGCGGAGACATCCACCTCGTTCCGCTGAATATGACGAGTCTGGAAAATGCCGGGAAGCTGCCAGAGCCTGCGGCTGCGCCGAAAGCATTGCCAACGCCTAACGAAGACGACACGCTGCCAGGAGGATGAAAAAATGAAATGGTATGACATCCGAAGCAAGGCCGACAAAGCCGAGATATGGATCTACGAGATGATCGGCGAGGACTTCTGGACCGGCGGCGGGGTCACCGCGAAGAGTTTCCAGAAAGAACTCTCAGGGATAAAGGCGTCGCAAATCGACCTGCATATCAACTCCCCCGGCGGCGTCGTGTTCGATGGGGTCACGATCTACAACCTCATCAAGCAGCATCCGGCGACCGTCACGACCTACATCGACGGCCTCGCGGCGTCCATCGCATCCGTCATCGCGCTGGCGGGCGATAAGGTCATCATGGCGGCGAACGCGCTCTACATGGTCCATAACCCGACCGGGTTGGCGATGGGGACCGCAAGCGATATGCGAAGTCTCGCGGACGTGCTCGACAAGATCGCCGGGACAATGGTCGGGACTTACGTCTCCAAGACCGGGCAGCCGGAAGCGGATATCAAGGCGATGCTCGACGCCGAGACGTGGATGACGGCGGATGAGGCGCTGGAATACGGATTCATCGACGAGATATCCGAAGAGATGGACATGGCCGCTTGCGCGAAGTTCATCCCCGCGATGGCGAAGGCGGGGTTCAAGCACGTCCCACAGTCGATCAACGGGAAGAAGGAAATCCCGTCCGCGAAAGAGATCGAACGCATCCTGCGCGATGCCGGATGCAGCCGTAAGGTGGCGAAGACCATCCTCGTAAAGGGCT